CTATTTTCGACAATCCCGAAGGCAAATCCGGTTGTCCGGAACGGGAACGAACTTCATTGATTGCCAGATAGACACTTGGATCGGGGGCAGCCAACTCTTCATTCTTTGCTTCGGCATAATTCAGCAAAACCTCTGCATAGCGTATATATGGCCAATTATTACTTTGAGCATATCCTCCATACAGGTTGGTAGAAGGATCAAGTTCTTCTATAAACTTCTTAGGACCATAGCCACAACGCGCCTTGCCCAACTGAGGCTTGCATGAACCGTTCTTGGAAGGATCAACCGTATTGGTCACCATAGACATCCGGTGAGTTTCCCAGGTGGAACCATTATAGATAATGCTCTGATAGAAACGTGCATCCCGGTTTGTATACGGATCCTGCTTATTATACATTGAATTGGTTGGGTCTGT